TACCGAAGAGAAAAAGAAATAATAAATTAATTAAAGAAAAGAAAGGAAGTGATTTTAAATGTCTCAAGCCGTTGGAGCTTTAGATATAACTTTAGTTTGTGGTGCAACAACTCTTGCTGCACAGCAATATCATTTCATTACACTTCATACTGATGGTACTGCCATCGTTTGTGGTGCTGGTGGAGTGGTTATTGGAATTTTACAAAATACTCCTGCTGTTGGTGAAGCTGCCAGAGTAAGAGTATTAGGAACTTCTAAATTAGTGATGAGTGATGTATGCAACGAATTAGCACAATTAAAATCTATTGCAGGTGGAACTGGTCTTACAGTTACTACTGCTAAAGATTGGGTTGGAGCAATAGCTCTGGAAGCTGCTACTCTTGCGGGTGACATCATTGAAGTATTAGTAGTTCATACAATTTGTAATACATAAAATAAATAAATAAAGAAAGGAAGTGAAATTAAATGCCTGAAGTGGACAATGTACACACAGACGCAATTTTAAGTAATATTTCGGTACAATATAGAAACGCTGCCTACGTAGGTTCACAACTTATGCCGATTGTATCGGTTAAGAAAGAAAGCGATTTATATTATATGTATGATTCTAAGGCGGATAGGTTTAGAATTCCTACAACCTTGAGAGCCCCTAAATCCGAATCAAAACAAGTTGATTGGAAAGTAACAACCGGGACTTATACTTGTGAAGAGCATGCTTTAAATGATTTGATTGATGATCGGGAAAGAAATAATGCAGATGCCCCTCTAAATCTTGAGGTGGATACGGTAGAATTTCTAACCGATATTATCGAACTTGCACAAGAGAAAAGATATGTTGACCTTCTCACTGCTATGACTCACGGTGCTACTGTTACTATAAAATGGGAAGATTATACCAATTCTGACCCTATTGCTGATATTAAAACTGGTAAACAATATATCCATAGCAGAATATTTAGAGAACCAAATACACTTTTATTGGGGAAAGAAGTTTATGACACATTGAAAGATCATCCTAATATTTTAGATCGCATTAAATATGTTCAGAAAGGTGTAGTTACTGCTGAACTTATGGCCAGTGTATTTGAAGTAGATAGAGTAATAATTGGAGAAGCTGGATATAATACCGCGAAAGAAGGGCATACTGCTAGTTATTCTTATCTCTGGGGTAAATATGGAATACTTGCCTATGTAGAACCAAGACCCGGAATCAAGAAATTCTCGTTAGGTTATACCTTCAAAGTCGGAGATAATGTAACTCGTAGGGCTCGTATTGAGACTAAACATAGTGACTGGTTTGAAGTTGCTATGGTAGTTGATGAGGTAGTAGTTTCCGCTGATTGCGGATATTTACTAACAGCTTGTATAACTTAATCGAACTTAGATAATACAACGGGGGGTGTAATTCCCCCCTAAAAGATTAAAAAATAAGGAGATTAAATATTATGGGAATTGATAAATTTTATCAAAGAGGAGTTTTTCCAGCTTTAGAAGTGGGTGGTGTTGAATATTTTGGTGGGGCTTACCCCATTGCTGGAAAGACTTATTATGTTAGTAAGAATGGAAATAATTCTAATGGGCTAAACTGGAAGAATGCTTTTACAACTCTTGCTGCTGCTATTGCAGCTAGTAATACTTATATACTTACAAATAATTATGCTATGAATAGAATATATGTTGATGGTGGAACTTATACAGAAACCTTAATTGCTTTCCCAAATCATTGCGATGTGATTGGGGTTGGAGTCCCATTTGGAGCAAGACTTGCTGCCTCTACTCTTCTTACTTCAGTACTAATGGCTTGCCGTATGTACAATATGCAATTCAGAACTCCGACAGGTGGCGTTCCTGTTTTGAAATTCTTTGCTGGTTCACAGGGAATTGAGTTACATAATTGTATGATATTCGGCAATGCAGTTGAACCTTCAATTGGATTAGAATTCGGAGACGTATGTTACCAAAATAAAGTGATAGGTTGTAAGTTCCCTGGCATTAGTAATTCAGCACTAATCGCTATCCAATTTGATGGTCAAAACAATAATAATACAGAAATTAGGGATAACTTTATATCCGCTGTTACTAAAGGAATATACTTTGCAAGTGATAATGGTGCAAGTTATTCTGATTATGGAGTAGTAATTCAAGACAATATTATCACAAGGTCTGATCCAAATAGTGGTAGTCAACTTGTAACTGGTATTGATATTGCAGATACACAAAGTAGAACGGACGCTATGATTATTCATAACTATATCTCTGCTGCAACTCCAATAAGTGGAGCAGATGCAGGTAAAGTTATAGATAATCACGTAAATATTGCTGGGAATGGTAAAGTATTAACCGAAGAAGAAACTTCTTAAATATTAAAAGATTTGGGGGGTATATTATTTACCCCCCATACTAAAACTCTTTTAAATGGGGTGATTAATATGAGAGAAAAATTAGTAGTAACTTATAAGGATGGTACTACCGATGAGGCTTATATTCAAGTAGGTAGTTTTGTAATTGCAATAGGTAGTTATGTCTGTTATTTAGAAAATGGAAGTAAGGTTTGGCTTCAAAGATATGAAGTGAAAAAGGCAATTATAAGTCAAGAAGTATCTTAAAGATTAAAGGAGTAACAAATGGCAGATTTCTGTTCTACCACGGATGTTTTAACAAATATAAATATGGCAACAGCGGAAGTTCCTTCTGCATTATTAACTAAAGCTATTATTAAAGCTAGTGCAGAAGTAAGGGCAGCCTTTTCGTCTGATTTATTGAGTGCTCTTGATGCATTGGTTGCAGTCCCAGCTATTATAAAATCTTTAGCTGAAGATATTGCTTCTTACTATGTTATTCGGGGTTTATATTCAGGTAAAGCACCAAGCGGGAACGAATGGATAGAAAAGTATAAAGAGGCGAAGGCAACTTTGAAGAATATCGCTGAAGGGACTCTGCAAATCGAAGGAATTGCCGTAGATGTATGTGCGATACAATCGAGCACTAAGGATTATAAACCAACTTTTGATGAACGTGATGAGACTTGTTGGGGAATTGATGAAGACAAGTTGGAGGATTTAGAAAATGACTGAAGGAGCATTGATTACCTACGAAATTCAAAATGATGAGAAGGTAAGACTTCTATTAAAAGAGGCTGGAGATAAGGCAAAGAATCTTCGGATACCTTTGAAACGAGCAGGAATATTAATGTTAGGTTCTATTGATAAGAATTTTAGAGCAGAAGGCAGGCCTACAAAATGGGTGCCACTTTCAGAAATGACTTTGGCCAGAAGAAGAAAAGAGGGAAGAGGAGCAAAAATATTACAAGATACTGGGATGGGGAAAGGTTCTATTGTTTATAATGTTGTATCTGATCAAGAAGTTCAGATAGGAACTCCCCTCGAGTATATGCGGATTCACCAAACAGGTGGTTCTATTAATTTACCGGCAAGGGATATTTATCCGGTGAATGCAAAGGCCTTACATTGGATTAGTGATGGGAAAGATGTTTTTGCTATGCACGTTCATCAAAAGGCTCGAACTGTCAAGATACCAAAGCGTCAATTTCTATTATTCCAAGAAGAGGACAAGGTTCATATTACTCAGATTTTTAAAGAATATCTTGAGGAGATAATTAAATGAAATTAGAAACAATTTTCAACAAAATAAAATCAATCCTTGAATCGGATACTGTTTTGAAGACTTATATAAAAATAGTTTATGCGGGTACGAGAGATAATATTCCTTTGAATAACTTCCCTTGTATTATTTTAGAACCGATTACTGCTCCAGAGGAATCTATAACCATGCCGCATAATACGGAAATAACTTTTACCATAACTATATTTGGTTATATAAAGATATTTGATATGGATAAGCAAATAGTTGGGGATACCACTCTTAAAGGTATTCTTGACTTAGATTTTGATATTAAAAAAGCTCTGGGTGCATACATTGATTTGGATGGGACTTGTCTATACTTTTCATTTCCCAATACAAGATATGATTTTAATTCTTTCCCGTTTCGCGGGGTTGAGGTAGATATTAAGATTACTTTACGACAAGATTTTGTAACCAGGGCATAAAAGAAGGTGAGATTATGAAATTAAGATATAACAGAACTAGTGAACTTGGGATAGTCGGGATTGGGGTTTTTAAACCCAATCAAATTATAGAAATAGATGATGAAGTAAAGGCTGAGAAATATTTGGATACCGGTTATTTTGATGAAATAGAAGAGATTAAAAAAGAAAAGAAAATTAAAATAAGAAAATTTAAGAAAGAAAGGAGTGATTATAATGCCAATAGGAAATAAAGGATTCATTGGGGTCAAGAAAGAGACTAGTTGGGGTTCAAAAGTATCAGGTGCTAATGATTTTTACTTACCATTTACTAGTGAAACTCTCATTGCTAATATTGAAGAAGTTTTATCTGCAATGCAGAGGGGAGTTGTTGATGAGCCAAAATCATATCAAGGGGAAAGGGCTTTTGCTGGTGATGTCGTGATAGAAGTACATCCGGCAAGTTTAGGAGCTATTTTAAGAAGTGCTTTTGGTGTGCCAGATACAGATCCAGCAGGGACAACCGAAACTCTGTTAGAAAATTGTGAGGATGTCTGGAATGAGTTGGTAGATGGTGGTGTAATATCTGGAATAGATGTAGTTGATTATAAAAAAGGTAGTGCTTCGGTTAAAATACAGATTACTACCGATGTAGCGGCAGGTGATATTTGTGCTTCTGAAGTTTTAGCTTCAACTGATATGCATTTGGATACTGCTCTAAGGTTCTGGATTAAATCAGATGTGGCCTGTGATGCTGGAGACTTAGCTATAAGAATTTCTGAATCTGTTTTATGTGGGACTGGTGGAACTTATAAAGACGTATTAGCCCCTGCCTTAGTTGCTGGAGTTTGGACAGAATGCACTGTTACTATGGCATCTATGACTGAATTTAATGCAGTAATTAGTATTGGTTTAATACTTGTAGTAGATAAAGGTGAAATGACCGTCAATATTGATGATATTAGAAGGGTAGTAACTGGAACTGCTGCCACTGCTAAACAGCATATATTTATCCCCAGACAGGATGATTTTCATACAGATTGTCCACTTAATCCCTATACTTTAGAAGTTTATCGGGATCAAGGGGATTCCTTCCAGTTTTTAGGTGGAATAGTAAATACCTTAAAATTAGATTTCTCGACTACTGATAAAATCTTAAAAGCAACTTGCGGGATTATTTCTAAAAATTTAGGGGATATAGCAAAGACTTCTGTGGCTCTTGAAACTACTAATCCATTTCTTTGGAATA